GTGAATTTCTAGATAAACGTGGTTTAACACATTTACCAGAAGGAGATATGGGTGAAACATATGGATTTAATATGAGACATTATGGTGGTAAATATGAAAATTGTAAAACAAAATATGAAGAAAATAATGGTTTTGATCAATTAAAATATGTAATAAATGAAATAAAAAATAATCCACATAGTAGAAGAATATTAATAAATTTATGGAATCCGAAAACAACAAGTAATGCTGCTTTACCTAGTTGTTTACATCAATATCAATTTTATGTAGATACTGAAAAAAAAACATTAAGTGTTCAAATTTATTTACGTTCATCTGATGTATTTTTAGCAAATAATTGGAATGTATGTACTGGAGCATTATTTGTTTATTTATTATGTAATTTAGAAGATATAGATTTAACTCCAGGTAATTTAACAATGGTATGTGGAGATGCTCATATATATAAAAATCATATAGATTTAGCTAAAAAAATGATAGAAAGAGAATCATATCCATATCCAAAATTAGTTGTTTTAAATAAAAAAAATAAAATTGAGGATTTTATTTATGAAGATATAAAATTAATTGGTTATAAATCACATCCAAATGATTTAAAAGGAGAAATGGCTGTTTAAAATAAATTAATAAGTTATATTAGAATATTTATCCAATAAATTTTTAATTTTGCTTAATTTTATATATTTTTTATTAAAAAGAAGTGATATAAGTAAATTAACAATATAGTTAATATTTTTTTTATACGATTTTTTTTCAGTTTTTTCAGTATTTTCAATATTTTTAATAAATTCTAATAATTCTGTATATATAGATAAATTAATATTATTATTATTATTTATTTTTTTATCTATAGTATTAGTAATATTATTTAATTTTATAAAATATTCTTTTAATTTTTCTTCAAACATTTTTTTATTATTTTTTGAGTTATTAAAAAGTATAATTAAATAATCTTTTTCTTTATTATTTGTACTATTTTTAATATTAGATATTATATTTGATAATAATAAATCATTTTTTTCAATAATATTAGAAATATTATTAATTTTTTTTTGATAAGTTTTTATATTATTTTTATTATTTATTTTTTGATTATTAAAATTACTTTTAAAATTATTATCAAGTAAATTTTTATAATTAATAATTTTATTAATATTATTTTTTAATTTTTTTATATCAAATTTTTTAAAAGGTATATTAATTATTTTATAAATATGATTTTTTAAATAAAATAAATTTTTTAAATAAGAATAAGTATTTTTTAATTTATATATATAATTTTTATTATTTATAAAATGTTTATTTATATCTTCTTCTAATTTATTTATTTTTTTATTATAAATATTATCAGAATTATTAATTATATTAATATATTCTTTTGTAAGTTCATTTTTATCTAATTCAGTATTAGAATTAATAAAATTATTAAAATCAGAATTTATTTTATCAGATAAAATAATAAAATATTTTTTTTCATCTGATAAATTTTTTTTATAATTATTTAATAAATCATTATGATCATTAAAATTACTTTTTAAATCAAAATATAATTTATTTATATTGTTATTTGTTAAATTATCTTGAAATTGTAAATAATTTCTCATATATATTTATAAGAAAAAAAATAAAATTTTATGATATATAATATTTATTCTATATATTATTATTATTATTATTTTTATTATGGAGGTCTTTTTTATTATGGATTAAGATTTTCTTATGATACTTATAATTTTGCAAGTTATATATATAGTTTTATACCAAATAAAAATAATATTCCTCAAATAAATATGGAATTATATGAAATTGAATATAAAGATGATTGGAATATATTAAAAATATATTAAAAATATATTAAAATTGATTTATAAATAATAATTATAATATAATATATGAACATTTATAATAATCATACTCTAGTTCAAAAAATTTCAATAAATATGAATGAATTAAATTCTGTTCAAAATATTAAAGATATTTTAAATATAAAATTAAGAAATTTAGAAAATAAATGTTGTGAATTAGGTTATATAAAAGAAAATAGTATAAAAATTAAAAATATTTCTTCTGGATTTTTAAATCCAACTATTTTTGTTCCATTTATTGAATATAAAGTTAATTGTGATGTTGATATTTTTAAACCAAATGTAAATGATATTTATTTAGTAGATGTATTATCAATAAATAAAATAGGAATAATGTGTTATATTAAATATACATATGGTAATAAAACTTTTATACCTATGAAAATTATAATTTCAAAACATACTCAAGATGTAAATATTATTAAAAATATTAAAAAAGGTGATAAAATTTATGTTAAAATTTTAGGTTTTAAATTTAGTAAAAATTCTAATAATATAGATTCTATCGCAAATATATTATCTGAAGAAGAAATTCAAAATATTAAAAAATTAAAATTAATTATTAATGAATTAATTAATATTGAACATAATTGTAATATTGAAGATACTATATTAAATAAATATATAAATATATTAAAATTTATTTTAGATAAAACTGATATAACAAAAAATGAATTATTTGTTTATCATTTTATTAATAAAAAAAAAATAACAATATTAAATATGAATTTTGTAGATTTATATAATGATTATATAAATAATTTTTATAATATAACTAATAAAAATGAAATTAATATTAGTAATAAAATTATTGAAGATGATTTAAGTAATATTGAAATAGATAATGATACAAATTGTGAAACAAATCCCGAAGATGAAACTATTGAGGAAGATAATGATTATATCAAATATAATGAAGAAGATGATTATTCTGAAAATGATATAGCTGAAAATGAAGCAGAAGAGGAAGAAAGTGAAGATGATGATGATGATGATTTAGATACAGAAAATTTAGAAGATAAAAATGAGAATGATAAAACAAAAAAAAATTTACTTAAAATAGAAAATAAAATTAAGAAATTAAATTAATCTAATAAATTAAATTTATTATCTATATTTTTAATTGATGAATATAGAATTTCTTCTATTCTATTAGTTGGTTCCCATGTCTTCCATAGTTCAGCATATTCATTTGTTTTTTTACAAACGTCACATTCACATTCACTTTTTTTAAATTCCTCTTCATCTTCTTCTTCATTTTTATCTATTTCATTTTTTTTTTCTTTAGTATTTGTATCATATAAATGACAAAAATTACCAAATGGATCCTCTTCTAATATTTCTCTATCTAAATCATCATCATCATCATCATCATCATCTTCAACTGATTCTTCATCATTATCACTACTAGATGTACTAAAATCTTCATTTTTGAATTCATTAAAAATAGCTAATGCTCTTTCTTCAATATCATCATTATCTAAAAATGTAAATAATTCCTTTTTTAATCCTAATGAAATATCTATTGATGTAATTGTTTTTCTATTTGAATGTTTTGTATAAATTTCTGCTGTTTTAACCGCATTTTCTATAAATACTGTCATTAATGCCATCATTTGAAGTTCATATTCTTCTGATTGTGATGAATTATTTATTGAATTATTAAATCCTGTTTTAAGTATAAGATTTTCCATTTATAATATAATAAATATAATATATTTATCAATTTTAAATAAATTATTTAAGTTTTATTTAATAAAATAATATATAATATAAATTATATAATATGACTGATTATTATAAATTGTATGAATATTGCTCAAAAACTTTTGAAAAAAAAGATCATAAAAGAAAACAATATTTAGCAAACAAAAAAGCAAGATTAAAAAAAGAACTTTTTGTTACTATTACTCAAGATGCTACAAATATTATAAAAGAAAATGCCGAAGAGGGGTTTGATTATGCTATAATATATGATAATGAATATAATGAATTAATATATGATTTATTAGATTCATTAGCCTATCATTTTAAACCATTTAATATTATTTATAAAAAAAAAAGTAATACTCAAAGAGGATTTTTTGAAGTATTAAATGATGAAACAAATTATGTTATTATGGTTGATTGGAAAAAAAAAACAGATAATGAAAAAGCAGAAACTGAAAAAGTAGAAACCGAAAAAATAGAAACTAATACTAATTCAATGATATACAGTAATATATCAGAATTACCTTCAAAAAATATATTAAATGAGGAACAAAATTTAGAAAATAAAATTTTAAATAATTCTATTCAAGATGAACAAAAAAATAACGATTTAGATAAAGATGATATAATTAATAAATTTGGTTTTGAAACAATTTTTTAAATATATATATAATATATATGAATGAAAAAAAAATATTAGCAGAAAACTTATTAAATTCTTTTAAAGAAATGAATAAAGAAGCGCCACTTATTTTTCAAAAAATTATAAAAACTTTATTTGAAAAAGATATAGGATTATTTGCTAGAAGACAAATTCAACCTAGTACTAATAATATTTCAATAAATGGAGAAAATATAGGAACAATAGAAGAAATAATAAATGATAAAAATATTTTAATAGAAAAATCTTTTAAATTAAAAAAATTTAATGGTTTTGAAATTAATATGGAAAATATAAAAATATATATAATGTTAGATGTAAAAAATATAAATAAAATTTCAGAGGAATTTAAAAATTTTAATGACATAGAAAAAGTTAAAAATTATGAAAATAATAATATTTTAATTATTAGTTTAAGTGAATTAAGTAAAAATCAACAAGAAGTACCTATTTTTTATTATTATAAAGATTTTTTATTTAATTTAACAATAAATAAATATGTTCCTCATATTGAAAAATTAAAAACCTCTGAACTTACAAATATTACAGTATTTTCTGAAAAAGATATAAAAGATAATAATTTACCAAAAATAAAACGTTCTGATAAATTAATTAAATTTTATGGTTTTCCTAAATCTAGTATATGTAAAATAAGTTATAAAACAAATAAAATTAAAGATATTAACTTATATTGTAATTTTAAAATAGTTATATAAAAAATATAAAACATAATATATTATGAATAATTATTATACATGTTCTAATTTAAATAAACATTCTATTGAATTGTCTGATTTATATGAATATAAAAATAATTATAAATTAAATTGTTTTATAAATAAAAAAAGTATTTTCTTAAAAACACCTAAAGTTCCACTTAATAGTAATATGAATTCAGGATATATTGTAATAGATTTAAATAATACTAATAATAAAATAGATACTTTTATTAAATTTATAAAAAAACTAGAAATAGATGCTGGTGATAAAATTAAATTAAAATTAAAAAAAAAATTTAAATTACATTCTAATTTTGTAGGTGATAATAATAATATAAAATATATTTTTAAAAATAATGATAAAAATATGACAGTTTTTGATAAAAATAAAAAAACAATATCAAAATCTAGTATTGAAAGTTATTCTGATATTATTTTATTAATTAAATTACAAGATATATGGATTAATACTGAAAAAAGACAATATGGATTAAATTGGAATGTTTTTCAATGTAGAGTATTTCCACAATTTGATTATACTAAATGTTTTATTGTAGACAGTGATAATGATGAAGATCCTAATGAAGAAGTTAAAAATGAAATTGTAGTACAAAAATGTGTATTTTGTAATTCAGTATGTACTTATAAAAATACAATTGAAAATATAAATATAGGTAAAGGAAAAGGGGGTAAAGGAAAAGGAAAAGGATTATTTGTTTCAAATAATTTAAATAATACAACAAATACAGGTCGTGGTATAATAAATTCGGTTGAAAAAAAAGAAGAAATAAAAAAACCTCAAAATATTGGTCCTCCTAAATTATCTGTAACAGTAAATGAATTAGTAAATATTAAAAATAAATTACGAAAAATGACAAAAATAGTTAATTCTGATTCAGATTAACTATTTAACTAATAAATTTGAAATTTTATCTATTTCCTCCATTAATTGTTTATTATTATGTTCTGCTATTTTTTTTTCCATTTTTTTATTCATTGCTAAAAGTTTTTTTAAATTTTTTTTTACATCTTTTTTTTCAACTAAATTTTCAACTAAATTTTCACTCATTTCATCTTCTTTTTTTATATTTTCTTTATTATAAAAATAAATAAGTAATGTAATTAATGTTATTACACCTATAACACTTATTGTTTCAACCGCACCCCCTTTATATTTTAAATATTTATTTTTATATTTTAAATATTTTTCTTTATATTCAATATTCATATATATATATATATATTATTTTAATTAAATTATTTCAATTTTTTCTTCTACTGTTGTTTGAGTTCCATTTGGTGTTTGAACTGTTTTTTCAATTCTAGTTATTTTTTTATTTCCTACTATACGTGTAGAAGTATTTACGCTTGAAAAATTTGAATTCATATTATGTAAATTACTAATATCAATATTAAAAGAATGATGATGTTGTTTAAATATATTTTCAAATATATCAAATGGATTATGATTATGAATTACTATATTTTGTCCATTATCATAATTATATTTTTTTTGATCGTCTGATAAAATTTCATATGCTTCTGAAATTTTTTTAAATTTTTTTTCTGCTTCTTCTTTATTATCTATATTTTTATCAGGATGATATTTTAATGCTAATTTCTTATATGCTGTTTTAATTTCTTCTTTATTAGAAGATTTATTTACTCCTAAAATATCATAATAATCCTTCATTTATACTTATATTTTTATTTTTTTAAGTAAAAAAAAACAATTAATTAATTAATTAATTTATTTTTTAGATTTACGTGATTTACGTGATTTTTTTGATTTGCGTGATTTCTTAGCTGATTTACGTAATTTTTTTGATTTGCGAGATTTACGTGATTTCTTAGCTGATTTACGTGATTTCTTAGCTGATTTACGTGATTTCTTAGCTGATTTACGTG